AAGCAGACTATATTAATGATCGTTTCTCTTTTGTATTTCAATCATTTCAAAATAGCTTAAATAAAATATTCAAATAATGGCTGAAGATAAAGTATATACGTTAGATGAATTAAGAAACATCTTAAAGACTAAAATTCCTTTTGTTGGTCAATCTGAATTAATGACAGATAATGCAAGGAAAAGCAACAGCAAGTTAAGACCTGATGGATATGTCTATATTTTAAAGTTAAAAGGATTTGATATTTATAAAATAGGCGTATCGGCTAATCCAGAAAGAAGAATAAAAGATATTGATTCAGCAAATCCATTTGGCATAAATATTCTTTGTCTTAAATACTTCAAAAATGTTTATAATTTAGAAGAATGTATACACGACAGCTTTAAAAACAGTAGTTTAAGAAAAGAATGGTTTCGACTCGATAAAGAAAGCGTAAAAATACTTATAAAACAGATAAATAAATTATCTGAAAAAGGCATTTATTTAATAAGAAGATAATGGATAATACTACTGAATTAAACGAACGACAAAAGATATTTTGTTCAGAATATATATATGATTGGAACGCTTCAAGAGCTTATTCGATTGCATTTCCATTACCTGTAAAAACTAATGACACCATTAGAGCCAATGCAAGCCAATTACTAACAAACCCTAACATACAGGCATTTATAAAAGAAATTCAGTCAGACCTTGAAAAACAGTCCGGAATAAGTCGTTTAATGGTATTGAATGAGCATAAGAAGTTAGCTTTTTCATCTATTGCACATCTTCATAATAAGTGGATTGAATTGAAAGAATTTGAAACACTTACCGACTCGCAAAAGGACTGTATTTCAGAGATTGATACTAAGGTTCTAAAAAAAAATATAGGCACTAATCAAGAACCTGAAATAGTTGATGTTGAATATATCAAGATTAAACTATACGACAAACAAAAATCACTCGATGCAATATCTAAAATGCTAGGGTTTAATGAGGCAGATAAGGTAGAATTAAAAAACACTATCGAATATTGCAACGTTTCTAAGCAATTTCCTGACAAATAGTAAATAAATGATTCAATTTAATATCAAAAGTGCGGATTGCTTCGGGAATAAAATATCAAATAGTCAAAAATGATCTATTTCATATCTACATATTACAAAATTAAAGCCGTCAAATCGAAGATAAAGGTTATACAAGGTGGTCAGGGAGCCGGTAAGAATGTTTCTATTGCTCAAATACTTATTCAAAAGGCAATCGAAAAGAAACGACTTATAACAGTAATGACCGATACATACGACAATTTAAAAGACGGTTCAATCACTGACTTTAAGAATCAGTTCTTTGATGCTGGTTTAGATTGGGAGTTGTGCTATAACAAAACAGAACACGAAATCAGGTTAAACGGTTCTATAATCCAGTTCAGGTATATTTCAGATAAAGCAAAGGGAGCTGGTAAATCAAAACGAAGGGATATACTTTACATAAATGAAGGAAATAAAATAGGGTGGGAGGTTGCATCTACTTATATTGGACGAACACACGAAGAAGTTTACATAGATTACAATCCTGACTTTGAATTTTGGGCGCATACAGAAGTCCCAAAACTAAAAGACGCAAACGGCAATTCGATAAGCGAACAGATCATTGTTACTTATTTAGATAATGAGATGTTGCCAGAATCAGAGGTGAATTTTATTGAATCAAGGCGTGACAATACAGAATGGTTCAGGGTTTACGGATTAGGTCAAACAGGATATTATTCGGAGAGAAGAATTTATAAATATGAATTTTCTAAAGAAATACCTGAAACGGCTAAACGTATTGCATCTGGCTTAGACTTTGGCATCAGTCCAGATCCAACCGTTTTAATTGACGTTTGGAAAAAAGAAAATAACCTATATGTAGATGAGGTATTTTGTCTTAACAATCTTATGCCCGAAAAAATAGAAGGAGCGGAAAGAATGGCAATAGTTGATCAACTAGAATTGGTAAATCATAGAAAGGGTCATTTGATAATTGCAGATAGCTCAGGATCTACTGAAATAAAAGACCTCCGTAAACATGGATACAACATTAAGGGAGTTAAAAAAGGTACTGGTTCTGTAATTGCCGGAATAAACAAAGTTAGAGGTTATAACATCTTCATAACAGAACGATCTATTAATATTAAGAATGGAATTGAAAAATGGTTTTGGAAAGTTGATATAAACGGAAAGATAATACCTGAACCTGATGGACATGAGCCGGACGGATTGGCAGCTTTGAGATATGTGATCATGGAAGATGAAAAACATTCGGAATTTACCGTAAACGTTCGATAACTGTTTTAGTCAGGGCTTTTTTATGCTTTAAAAAATAAATGTGTTATACAACATCTTATTAATATTTATTTATACATTTGTGTAATTGCAAAAGATTGCTATAAAATATTAACTCAATTAGTGTGAGTAAAGAATTTATAAAGGCTGGTTATAATTCCGCTTCGCTTCAAAAAGCTGTAACACAAGAAAAACAGCTAACTTATATTCTCAATTCATCTTTACAGGATGATCGGGTTGATCAACAATATTTGATTCAGTGGGCTGAGCGGAACTATCAAACATCTGACTTCTTTCTTAATTGGGTTAAGTCCATATTCAAAACTGAAAACTTTCTCACTTTCTTTAAGTACCTCCGATATCCTTTGCCATCTACAAAAATCATTCATAACAGGATAGAGTCTCAAATATTAAGGGTATTCCACGCTGAAGATTCAGATTTTAAATATGACGTAAAAGGAAAAGACTATTCTGATTTTAAGCAGGATTTGAATATTAAAAAGTTTAATTCTGAAATGTTTGAACGATTGCTTTATAATCATAATAGTTTAATCGTTTCCGACCTTGATCCGGTAACCCCCAATAAACCTTACAGATATTTTGTTGATATTTCGGATGTAAAATCAATCGAAACTAAAGATGATATTATTGAAAAGGTATCATTCAAGGGATGTATTTCATACAAAGAAAATGAAGACGGCAAAATAGAGAGCGAAAAAGATCAGGGATATATTTATATTGACTCTGAAAAATATGCTTTTTATGATAATAAAATGGATTTTGTAAGCGAAGTTTTACACGATTTAGGTTATTGTCCTGTCCATTTTATTTCGCCTAAAAAATTTAATGGTGATTGCATTATAAGAGAATCGTTATTTACATACGTTCGGCAGGAAATTGAAGAGTTTAACTTTTTAAAGACCTTACAGAAAATGACCGACGTAAACGGGATGATCCCGGTTGTATCTAAGATCGAAGCAAGTAAACCAGCCGAAGACAAACCGACCGGACAGCCTCAAAGTAGTGCTATCATAGGTCAAATGTCATCAAGCATTTATAATCAGAATCAGAACTTAGGAACAGGAGATTTACAGCCAGGAACAATTCATGAAATACCGATCAATGCGATTCGTTCTGATGACGGCACAATCAACATGGATGCGGTTAAGAACTACCTTAACTTTCATTATACACCAATTGAGTCACTTGAATTCATTAACAAACGAATCGAAGAACTTGAAAGGTCTATTGTTTCAACAATTGTAGGAGATGTTTTAGAATCAAGTGAAGCCTCAAAGAATGAAGATCAAATTGCAAAGTCTATTTCAATTCTGGAAAATACATTGCGGTCATTTGCTGAAGGATTAAACCGGATTAGAAAACATTCTGATTTTGATATGTTGGCGTTGAAATATGGAGTTCAAATGGTCAATGAAGTGTTCATACATTACGGTACCGACTTCTTCTTAGAGACGCAAACAAAGCTATTCAACGATTTGGCATTAGCTCCGAATCAATTGGAAAGGAAAAATATTATCGTTCGGATAAGCAATAACCGATATAAAAACAATGCAGACCAATTAAGCAGACAAAAGCTATTATATGATTTGATGCCTTTTGTATCTGACAAAGACTTTACTCAGGCATTGAGTTTGCAAATTGTTTCTCCGGTAAATAAAGACTACCAACTCCGGTTTAATTATTGGATTGATCAGTTTGAAGCCTATTATGGTGACATAGTGACATTTTATAAACAAATGGACACAGAATCAAAAGCTGAAAGGCTTATTGTAATAAACAATTTAATAACAGAATTAATACAAAAACAATTAACAGATGAAAAGAGTAATTTGGTTAAAGACAGCCAGAGTATCGGGGCATAACCCTGACAACACAGCTAAGGTAGAGAGAATTACCAATAAGCTGGAAGACGGTGATAATTTCAATAAGTTCATTAGGTATCTAAACTTAAAAGGACTGATGACAAGTGAACCGCCAACGATTGAAAAAGTAATGGAAAATCAGGACGGTAAATGGGTCGTAATTAATCCTCAACCGTGGATTGAAAAGCTAAAAGAGGCATTGGTCGTAGTTCCTGACGATGCAAAAACAGACTTTAAACTGTTAAGCGAAAAACAGGCCAAGGAGATTGAATCTTTGAAAGTCAACAACCAATCATTTGAAGAAAGGTTAAAAGCGTTGGAATCAAACAAAGAAGAAAATATTGTACTTAAAAATCAGGATGGTGAAATAATTACGGGGAAAGATGAAGTACCTATATTAAGGGCATCTCTTGAAACAAAAGCAAATGAACTTGGAATTAAGTTCCGTGAGAATATCGGTAACGATAAATTGATTGCTAAGATTATCGAGGTAGAACCTGAATTTAAAGCATAGTTATGAAAATAATTATAGTTTATCAGTATAAAAACATAAAAGATTATGGAACTTACCGCAGAACAAATAGCAGAAATAGGACTTTCTGAAGAACAACTCCCAAAACTTAAAACAGTAATTGAAACACACGTTGCTGATTTGAAAAAAGAGTGGGATGGTAAAGCAAACGAAAACGCCGAAAAGATTATCGACGGTGCCGCAAAGAGCATCGAATCATTAACCGGAATACCTCGAATGCAAGGGCAAAAGGTTGCTGATTATTTGAAAGAAACAAGTACAAAATACTTTGATGATACTAAAATATCACTTCAAAGGAAAGAACAGGAACTTGACCGCAAACTCAAAGAGGGTGGCGGAGATTCAGCATTAAAAGCAGAATTGGAACAGGTTAAACAAAACTTGGACACGCTGAAACAGAAAGAGGCACAATTTGCAGACTGGGAAAAGAATGACTATAAAGGAAAGTACGAAGAAACGACACAAAAAATGTCACAAATGGAATTAAGAGTTGCATTCTCAAACGTTAAACCTTCATTTCCTGACACGGTCAATCAGTACGAAGCAAAGGCAAAGTGGGATGAGTTCCAGAAAAACGTAATAACAACTCACAACATCAAGTTGAATGAAGAAAATGAAGCTATTGCAGTCGATAAAACAAATGAATATAAAATTGTAAAACTCGCTGACTTGGTTAAAACTGACAAAACAATTTCTGAACTGGCAAAAGGAAGGGCAGCGACCGGACTAGGATCAGGGCAGAAACAAAATACAACTGTTGAAGGCGTACCTTTCGAAGTACCTGAAAATGCAACAAGCGAAGAACGTACAAAGTCAATAAAAGAATATTTGACAGGTACATTAAATCTAGCCGTTACATCTCAGGAATATGCAAAGAAGTTCGCCGAATACAATTCAAAACTATTGGAAAAGACTCCTAAAAAATAAATAATTTATACAAATGGCTTATTTAACGAATACAATTCTAAATGATTTTCAAGCCACCGAAGCGCAAAACGAAAAACGTGAAGCAAATTACGGTATGCTTGATTTAGTGAAGGATTCAAGTCCATTCGTGGATTATATCCCTCCTTCGGTTCAGTCATTATTAAACACCGTATCTGCTTCCAGACTGGCTAAAATTCCAGTAATGAAGGATCAGACAGTGACAGTTACCACTACTCCGGGATTTGCCAATATTCCGATCAACATGGGCGAAAGTGATACTTATTACTTTACCGCTTATGATTTGTTTTCAGGTTTCAGGCTTTATCCTGCATCGTATGAAAACAACCAGATGGATGCCGCTTGGTGGAGAGAACAAACTTTGCGCAACGTGCTTAAAGGTATGGCTGCTGCAAAGGATGATGTGATTGAAACTATCCTTGAATCTCGTAAAACTCAGGCTTTGGGCTTTACCGCTCAGGTTTCTCAGGGTGATGGTACTTTTACTTTCGATGCCGGAACTGATACTTTGAGTATCAACAAAGCCGCGCAGAAAGATACCATGTTCACTTATTTGAATGAGCTTATGAGAGCTAATCAGTTGGGTGGAAATTATCGCATCGTAACTAGTCCGGGTGGATTGTTGGTTTCTCAGGTAGAAGCTGCTAAATATCAGGATCAGCAGTCTAAACAATTGCTTTGGTCACAGTCAGCAGTTCCAATGGATCGCAGATATATGTCCGATCAATTGAGCCCAGGTTCTGACAACTTCACTGGTTTCTTTGTACGTGATGGCGCAATGGGTATCTTTGAAAACTGGCCTTGGGATTTCCGTAATGGTACTATGGTAGGTGAAAAGAAATGGAGTATTACAGACGTTGAAATGCCTTACATCAAATCACGTCCAAATATCTTCATTAATTCAGAAGCCACCGAAGCTACTGCTATTATCAGCCCGGCAACTGATTCTAATTTGATCATGACTCACTTTGAGGAAATGGCTATCTGGGATCGTTTCTATGTTGTTTATCGCTACAACTCAGCAATTGGCACACGTGCCAATGATATTGTAAAAATCAAAGGTTTAACCTCTTAATTTACGCAAAATGGAATACAATATTGCAGCCGCAGACGGTACGACCGTCAGGGCATTTGACGATATTAATTTGGCAGGCGATGTAAACACAATTGGCAACGCTGCAAAAACCGGATACAACAAACTAACAGGTCACTCAAAAGTAGATAACAGACCTACGGGCGGAACTACTGATGATTACGCTCTTCAAGTGCGTTCAGAATCAGCAAAAACAACCGGAACACATTGGGGTATAGATGCTGAAACCCACCTTAAAGCAACCGGTGGGGCTTCGCTTAGAAGCGTTCAGGGAGTGGCTGTTGTTGATGCTACTTATGTAGCTACCGCTGCAACTCTCAACGGAGTTTATGGTCAGGTTCGGGCAGATGGCGATGTTGCAGGGGCTTCGTTCATGGCTGGTCTTTATGGACTGGTTGAGGCTGGTACTGCAATTACAGCTTCACATGTATGCTCTTTATGGGCAGATTCGCATCAAGCCAACGCAGTTACCGGAAGTCATCAATTGATTTATGCAACCAACAACGGAGCGGCTCAGATGGATCAGGCTCTTTATATTTATGGTGGTGACAAAATCACTGCATTGATGGAACTTGATACTGTTGCTGGTATGGTGGTAGATACCGCAGAAACAGGAGGCACGTCAAAGAAAATCAAAATTACCATCGATGGTGTCGTTCATTATCTAAATGCTTATACCGGATAGTAATGGCTAATTTAGCATTTGCAGAAGATTTTACGTCAAGTGTTCAACTTGATTCTGAACTATTGGGAACTCCTGATTCTGGTCTATACTGGAATCGGGGGGTTCACCCTTTGGTAACGATTGATAATTTGCTTGCTATACTACCTAGTTTAACTCAATCATTTACGGCCTATAACGCTTCGACTACTTATTCAAAGTTTGAAACAAGCCGCAAAAAAGTTAATATAGTGACGTATGAAAGTAAGATTTATCAATCGTTAGCGGATTCAAATGTCGGGCATACACCGAATACAAGTCCTTTATATTGGCTTGAAACAAATTTAGAGTCATTAAAGATAAAGAGCTTCGTTTGGTCGGTAAATGACAATGTAACATCTGCACTTGCATTGAACAGAAAGTTGATTGAGAACCAATTTATTTATAACTTAGGTTCCACATTAATTACACTTTCAAATGATTGGTCAGGTTGGGCATTCGAGCCGAAAGGATCGGATTACGTAAAAATCAGGATTAACCAGATTTCTTTACAGGCAAATACCGATCAACCCGTAAATCTGTATGTCATAAATCAAGGTATTTTAAAAGATACTATTGTTCTTAACCCGAATAATGGACTTTTAGAGTTTGAGAATGTTGGCTATACAATTTCAGGAAAAGGTCGGTTTCTGTTTGTTTTTGAAAGTCAGGAAGTATTGTCTGATGGTGCGTTTAACGATCCTCTGAAATATGAAGGGTTTATTTGCTATCCTGTAAACGGTATCGGGGCTGTTGCTAAAGATGCTGTTTATAGTGAAAACTCAAATGCAAACGGACTGAACTTTAATGTTTCATCATTCCTTGATTCATCGCTGTACATCGAGAATAATAGTGTTGATTTCGCTAAATTCTATCAGGCTCAACTTGAACTTGATTTTATGAAAATGGCAAGCACTAATTCTAATGCAGAATCGAACAGGGAACAAAGGAACATGAATAATGACCGAACTCTTTCGCTTATTGCAACAGAATCATTAAACAACGAACTTAACACCGTGGCACGAAATTACAACTATCAAAAGAAAGCCGCCATTGAAAGTGTTAATAAGACGTTTGATAAATTCCTGCAAACTCCTAAAGGGTGGAACGTAACACGTAGAATGATATGAGCAAAGGCATAGACATATCAATAAACCAATTGTTAACAGATTTCACGGCTAGATTGTGGACTAATAAAGTCCGTAGCTTTTATGGCCGTGTATTTCGGAATGAACGGTTTGAAATTGGTAAAATATCGCCTGAAATTTGGATAACACCAAACAATCATATTGAGGTGTTGAAAGATAATTCAAAAGATGCTCAATGTTTCTTTGACGTTCAGCCTAATGAAACTGTAAATGTAAATATCCATACTGCAACTGTTTGGTTATGTTTTATGGTTAATCTATCAAAGATACACCCTGAACTTACACGAACAGAAGCAACAGAGCGAATACAAACCGACGTTGAACATTTGCTGATTGACAGCAATTTCAAAATAGAAGGTATGGTTCGAGGTTACGAAGGATTCAAAGGTTATGATTTTGGTAAAGACGCGCAGGCTTTGGCCGACGTGTCGCCTAATTACTTATTTCGTTTCAATTTATCCTGCACTTATATAAATTCTAATTGTAATTAAAAATTTATAAATATGGCAACTTGCACAAGTGTATCCCCTAATGTGGGAACTTTTTATGGTTTAAAAAATAGCGGATTAGGTTCGCCCATTGGAATTATCCTAACAAAAAAAGGATACACGATGACGGCTGCTAATTTCGCTTTGTATGCCCAGCACATTATAGGTGTTAAGGCAAAGAATGAGTTTCCGGTTAAGATTAAAGACTTTGCCGATAATTCAACCGATCCGACTTACTTTGACTTTCCAGATGAAACAAGGGAAGTAACAAGGCAAGGCAAATACCGTTTCTCTGTTTCGGCCTTAGTCAATCCATGTCTTAAAAAGGAATTGATGAAATTCCGTAACTATACCGGAGAGATTTGGTTTGTTTATGACAATAACGTGATCTTAGGAACAACCGATGATTCAGGAACTACTGTTCGTGGGTTAAACGTTTCAATGCTGAACGTTGAGAAGATGAAAATGCCAATGGCAGACGGTTCTGTTGCTCCGATGGTCAATATCGTTATTGATTTGGACGACGAAAAAGAACTTTCATTGTATTCTTATCAGGCTGAAATGACATGGAATGTTCGTACTTTGGACGGGTTAACTCCTGTTACTATTGATCAGTTTGGTACTGCAACCGCAACTTCAGTTGTTGTAGATGTATTCTCTGATTGTGATGGAGGCTGTGAATTACCAATTTCAGGTCTTGTAACCGCTGACTTTGCTATTTCGGGGGCAGGAACAATTACAGAAGTAGTTGAAAGTGCTACAATTGACGGACGCTATACTATTACAACTGTTGGGGCAACGAGTGCAACTGTTATTAGTTTAGTTGCGCCTACATTGATAAGTCTATCAGCGTTTCCGATCATTGCTGACGTACCGGCCACTATTGATGTTGCTACTCCCGGTGGTGATTATCCTGATGTACCTTAATTGGTAGAAATATAGAAATAATAAAAAAGGAGGTTTAACAGCCTCCTTTTTTGCGTAAAAAATATAACTGAATATCGCAAATTATAACTCTTATTTTATAATATAAAGCCATTGCGCCACAAAATAGAAATGCAACAAAGCTTATTAAGAATAATATTAAAATAATTGTTTTCATTTAACGAATAATTATAGGTTCTTTGCCTTCGGCAATAATACAAGCTGATTTAACTTTATTAATTAATGGAATAGGCGCATCTATTTTAATGGAAATATCTACTATTTTTTGCATTCTATTTCTCATTATAAAATATAAAAACAATGCATTTGATCTTCTTTTGGTTGATTGCGAACTATCCATATAAATGTTATATAGATTCTTTGTTCTTTGATACCAATCATTAGCAATTTTATAAAATTGTGTTTTTGTCTTAATTTCAGATAGTTTCATTTAGTTTTTAGTTTGAGTTAAATTAAAATAGTAATTTCCAGATTTTTCATCATATATTAATTTATCTATTTCTTGTTTCTCATTATCTCGCGTGACTATAAAATCTTCTTTTTTCAATCCTTTGATACAAAAGTATTTTAATATATGTTCTCTAATTTTCTTTCCTTTAATTCCTGTTTTGGGAGCTATTTTAAATGCCAAACTTAATAACAACTCAGATAAATACATTTTTATTTCTAATAAAAGTAAGTTCATAATTTTAATTTTTAAGTGAAAAATAATATTTAAAATTAATCATTAACTTTGACTTATAAAAGATGTTTTATAACATGGCTTCATTACTTGACATGG